GGCAGGCCCCAGCGGGTCCTGCCAAGCGGGCGTGCGACGCTGTGTTGAGACATGTCGTCAATACGAATTTGGACGTTCCCTATCGGTCGGAGGTCGCTCCCGGGATCTATGTACCCCGGGTGCCTATGCAAACCACGACAATATGATTGGGATATGGAGATGAGGCCAAGCTGGGGCAGCATGCTCAGGTGCGTTGTACACGCGTTGCGTGTCAAGGATCTGAACTAGGCGCCTTGGCGATTGGCTGGGTCGCGTGGGATGCTTTGGTGTTGCGGAAATGTTTATGCAACGCGCATAACGCTCTTTGTAATCGGCACTGTGTGAAACAGCCAGAAATGACTGCGGACTTGTTGCCGATCACTGAGATGTTTTTAGCTGCGGTTGCGGAAGTTCAAGTAGACTATTTTTCGTATAAGTACCAGAATTCGACGACCTGGCTTGCTAAGTGGCCTCTCGCCAAGCAACTCCAGTTTTTGCAGAGCATGCTCTTTGACCATGAGCGCCCTGGGTGGGTGCGCAGTTTTGTTAAGTGGGAGATTTTGTCGAGTCTTAGTTGGCCAACGAAAGCGCGTTTGATACAGGGTTATTCTAATCTAGTATCACAATTGCTGTCAGGGCCCTTAGTTTCTTCCCTGCAAGCTGTGTTATCCCACCACGTGCGGCACCTGCGCCTCAATGAGTACGTTGACCTGACTTTTGCTTGTGGTTTAGACGCTGCAGGCATGGTGTCTTGGGCTGAAAGGGTCCAGGGTGCTGTCGGGTATTATGAACGTGACGGTAAAACGTGGGACGCATTGGTGCAGCACAAACACTTCCTATACCGGGATATGATCTATCGGTTTTTCGATCCTGAATTGGCTGACATAATGGCAAAGTCGGTTGATGTTGCAGGAATCGTTCGTGGCAGGTCGGGGTTCTTGTCTTATCGTGTTGCTGGTACTGTTAAATCAGGCCACAACGACACGACTTTATGGAACTCTATCCTTAACGGCATCATCGCAGCACACGCATTCACCGAGCTTCGTGTTCGGGCTAGCGTGATAGTTACGGGCGATGATATGCTGGCCGCGGTGTATGATACCGTTCATCCCGAGAGTGTAGCTCAATTAGAACGTGATTGCGGTGTGAATCCTGAGTTTCGCATGTTTAAAGCGGTCTACAGCGCATCTTTTGTTTCGGCAGTGTGGGTCAACGATGGGGTCAAGATAGGGTTTATTCCGAAGCCAGGGCGTCTTTTCGCTCGACTTTGGTGGTCCGTCAAACCCCCGCCTCGTAGCCGCATGGCACAGCACCTCAATTCCATTGCCTTAGGGCTATATCCTGCCTGTCAAGACGTACCTATCGTCAAGATTTGGCTTCGGAAAGCAATGAATGGGATGCAGTCAGTAGATACGGGAAGAGACTGGTGGCGCGACTTTGGTAGTAGCGACCAGAAGTTTTCTCCCGGTATCTATAACTTCTTTGCCTTGCGGTATGACGTCACCGTCGAACAATTATATGAATGTGAATCATTCTTAGAAGCGTTGCCTTTTGAGGCGGGCCTAGTCGTACATCCAGTCCTGACAAGGATTATTGAAGTCGACTTGGCTGATGTGAAAGACCGAGTCATGGATTCTCTCGAGGCTCAGTTCACACTAGAACATAGTGCTTAATTCATTTAAATGAAAGCAGAAGTAGAGAAACGTCTCGAAAAGTTCGGAGTAGGGGGTCTGGGCCGCGACTTTGTAGTCAAAGCTCTAGATCCAGCATGCACACTGTCGTCGCCGGGGATACCTGACCCGAACGCAGTGGATGTAGTCCGCCCTGAATATAGGGTGCAAGCGACA